CAGATCCGCTGGTGCGAGGAATTATTAAGCATGTGTACGTTCCGTATACGCTTGGCTCTTCTTGGTTTCTGACCGGAGCCACAGAGAAGACGCGCAAGATCTATGACGAGTTTTACAAGCAGATTCGTCTCCGCGAAAAGCTTTCGAGCATTATATTGGAATACTGGAAGTACGCCAATGTTTTTGTTTACATTCATCACGGCGTACCCATTACATTGCCGGTAACAAAGTGTAAGATCGGCAACGTCAGCTTTAACGGTGAGCCTATCGTTGACTTTGACTGCCAAAGCGTTTACAACGAGTGGCGCATAAAGAACTATGACGTAAAGGAAAACTGGATCAAAGACAACCGTATTGAAGAATATTTCAAGGGCTACCCGGATGAAGTGCAGAAGGCCTTGAACAAAGGCGAACAGTATGCTCAGTTAAATCCGAAGTATACAAAGGTTCTTCAGGCCGAAAAGGAAGGATGGCAGCGTTATGCCATTCCATTCATTGCGGCCTGTTTGCCCGCTTTGGCAAAGAAGGAACTGATTAATAAATACGAGATTGCGCAGATTAATCTGGGCATTCATTCCTTTGTGCACGTGAAGTATGGCGATGAGAAAAAAGGCTATGACATGCTGCCCGACATTAATCAGCTCCGTGAGACGAGAAATATCTTCTCGCGGGCGATGAACAATTTTCCGCTGGCTGTTACCAATCAGTTAGCCAAGGCGGAAGTGGTGCAGCCTGATCTCGACAACCTGTTCCAATTCGATAAGTACAGGGACACCAACAACGACATTCTTGCCGCTGGCGGCATCAGCGGTCTTCTGGTCGCTGGATTGAGCGTGGATGGTTCCACGTTTGCTTCCGCTCAGGTGTCGATGCAAACCGCTGCGTCTCGCATCGAAGCGTGCCGTGACGAGATCTGCGAACTGATGAATAAGATTAACGTATGCATTCAGGAAGAGCTCGGAAACGGTCATGCTTACAATGTGAGCCAGGTGCCGGAGTTTGAGTTCATGCCTCTGGACATGGCGGGCAAGAAAGCGCTGCGCGAAGCGTGCAAGGAGCTCTGGCAGCAAGGGCTTGTCTCTACGCAAACCATGCTGACAACACAGGGCTATTCTCTTGAACGCGAAAAAGCACAGAGAGAAAAAGAAGCATCTGATGGAACAGATGGGGTTCTGATTCCGCGAGATGTGACAAACAGCCAGAATGCGTCAGCACCAGAAGAACAATCAGACAATAAGGTCGGGCGACCAAAGCTCGACGACGACGAACGAAACAGTGACCCAGATGCGGCCCAAAGGGGCAAGCAGCCAAAGCCGTCCAATCCGGAAGGCAGCATGGGTGACGAAGAAACTGTTTAACGGTTCGCTGCTTGGCGCGGCGTTGACAAACTGATCAACGTCCGCGTTTCATGCGGCGTTGGCATATGTCGTAGACATATATTCAACAGCCGCACTTTCTGTGCGGCGTTGGCAGAGTGGTTTATTGCAGCGGTCTCTAAAACCGCCGACGGGCACGTCCGAAGGTTCAAATCCTTCACGCCGCGCGTATGGCAAGTTGCCGATTGTACGGCCTACGTTCCTCTGTCTACGGACTGCAGGAAGTAGAGAGCGGATGCGTCCAATCTCTACAAATCGGAGATCACGTTTGATACACTGGGAGGTGGAGGGTGTATAATGGCCACATTTATCGCCTCGTCATCATAACTGCGCGTGACAGGAAACGACGAGGTTTTTTTAATGAGTTAAACGGACGATGTCCGTTTAAATAGATTAGCTCAAAAACTTGCTTTGCCGTCCCATCGTAAGTCTGGAGAGCAACAAAGGAGAGGAACTCCAATGAACAGGATTGTTAAGACCTGCATTGCGTCTGTCGTCTCCGAAATTAAATCGTCAGATATTTATCTGACAGTAAAAGCTCGGCTGTTCGAAACACCGGGAGCTAATCTTAACGGTGTTCGCGTGACTCCTGCGTTCCTAAGTGAAATCGTAGAACATCAGGATGATTATGTCGGGCTGCCTCTGTGCGCTGACGTGAAAGCGTTGGCGAACGGAAATTATCAACACCTTGGTCATCTGTATGATGCCCGCACGGGAGAGTTTCACTCTGCCCAAATTGGTTCCTTCTATCAGTTTGAAGAAGAGAAAACCGAAGAAGGCGCTGCGCTGATTGGCTATGCGCGTATTCTGAAACGGAACAAGGCTGTATGCCGCGCAATCTCTGAATTGTTTGCGGACAACGCATTAAAGTTTTCGTTTGAGATTTCGTGCGGCAGCTATCGCGAACTTGAAGACGGCACAATTGAAATCGACGCTTCAGAAGACAACTTCCTTGAAGGCGCAGCGGTTGTGACGTTTCCAGCGTGCCAAAGCGCCGTGGCTCTCGATCTGGTGGCCGAGCTCACAGATGACGGAAAAGAAGGTGAAAACATGACAGACGTAAACGAGAATGTTGCCGTTGCAACATCAGAAAACGAGGCTGAACCCAAGGAGAAAGAGGTCGTGGCTGAAGCGGAAAATCCCGCTGAACCTGAAACCGAAGCTGTGGAGCATACCGCAGAGGCGGATGCGACCGCAGAAAACACCGAGGAGACAGCTGAACTTGTTGTGACAGAAACTCACTATGAAACAGACCGCGTTGAGGCATACGATACCGATACTGGCGCTTATACTGAGCAGACTGTATCTGTTGAAACACGTACGACCTCTCCTGTGGAACCTGTTTATGCTGAGAATGAAGTTGCAGAATCTGCGCAGAATGAGACTGCTCCGGCCAGTCAGGCGCAGATTGCGGAAGACAAGCCCGCCGAGGACGAGGAGCCCGAGGATGAGACTGCTTCCAAGAAAGAGCCGGATGAAAAGTGTGCTGAAACCGAGACCGTTGAGACGGCTGAAAAGAACTCAACGGATGCCATTGCGCAAGTTATCGCAGAGCTCAAGGATGAGGTTGCCGCGTTGCGCAAGGAGCTGGCTGAACTGAAGGCCGAGCCAGCAAAGATTGTCGCCGAGGCGGCTGGATAGGTGCTCGCTGAAACCAATCCTTTCATGGATTCCATGACGGTTGGCGATCAGGAGAAGAAGTATCGTCTGCTTGAAAGCGATAAGAACACGGTTTCTGTTTACACACTGCTGTGACAGAGCACAATCTGTTAATTGATATACGGAAAGGATGATTGAAATGGCTGGATACATGACAGCCCTTCAGGGCTATGTGTATGAGGGCGAGCTGGTTAACGGCGAGTCTTAGGCGATCGCAAATGGTATGCTGGTTGCTCCTAAGATGGTTTCCGGTGAGCTGAAGATGGGTCTTCCGGCTAAGGACGCCAATACCAAGCTGCTTTGCAAGGAAGTTACGACCATCTACGATGGCATGCCCGCCTATCGTTTTATCGTGACAGCTCTTGGCAACAAGACTTATTTTGTTGAGAATGGCTTCGAAGTGAACAGCGACGAAGTTTACGACACCACACTGTACGAGACTGCCCCTGGCAAGTATCTCCGCGCTCATCCGCTGCTCGTCGGCGAAGAGTTCGTTACTGACCAGGTGACTGGCACTCCTGTTGTGGGTACTGAGTACGGCGTCCTTGCTACTGGCAAGATCGGCGTTGCGACCTAATTGGAGGTGAGCATTTATGAGTGATATCCAAGTTAAGAAGGACAGCAAGCTCATCAAGGTGCTTGCTTCTCAGGCGCGCGGAGAGCGCGTCGATTAGGCCAATGTGGAAGAGGCCTCTCAGATCATCACCGAGCTGGCGTAGGATCTGACACCCAACAATCGTCATCAGATCGCCCAGACCGTCGCTTACACTGTTGAGCAGCTGCAGCAGAAGGATCTGGACTTTATGAATCTGTTTGCCGATGTGAAGAATGTGAACTATGGCGACAAGCCCGTGTTTAACATCAAGACTGGCGGCATCAAGGCCTACATTCAGGCCAAGGGTGCTACCACCAAGCGCAGCATGGTTGCTGACCGTCAGGTCTCTCTGGAGACTGTCGAGATCTCTGCGCGTCCCGCGATCAACATCGTTGATCTGCGCACTGGCCGCGTGAACATGGCAGACCTCATCCGTGAGGCAAACCGTGAGATCAGCAACAAGAAGCTGGCGATGGTCGAGAAGGTTCTGCAGGACGCGATCAGCAACTACAGCGCTCCGAGCTACGGCACCGGTAACGGCATCGTGAAGGCGACGCTGGATTCTCAGATCGCTTTCTTCCGTCGTCTCGGCCCTGTGGCCCTGCTTGGCGATCAGGCCGCTGTGCAGCAGCTGGCTCCTCTTGCCGGCATGCAGATGGACGCTACCGCACGTTATTCCGACAGCATGCTCAACGAGCGCAACGAGAACGGCTTCCTTGGCAAGTACAACGGCTGCAACGTCGTGTCTCTTGCGAACACCTACTTTGATGGCACCACCACGCCTGTCCTGGCCACTGACTGGATTTACATCCTGCCTGCTGGCATCTCTGGCGACATGCGCAACCTGAAGGTTGTGAACGAGGGTGGCCTGTCTACCGTCGAGTCTCAGAACATCGACGACATGGTGTTTGAGGTTCGCCTTGACACCTGGTTCGGCGCTGGTTTTGTGGCTGGCAAGATTCCGACCATTGGCGCATACCAGATCGG